GAATAGGGAACATAACATATCGGTTTTCATCAGGTTGCAGTAAAGGCTCGTTATGTTGAATGTCGGTCATTGTTGTCTAAATAATATAGACGGCAGATTTTTATTTCCTTTAATAAATGTATTTATGTTAGGGTATTATAGTAACAACTGACAATATATATCAAATTAGTATACGAATATGGAGTGACCCTCAAACAAAATGTAGTACACGTCCAAAAATCAAAGATGTAATAACAATATTGTAGTATTTGTATTGTAAAATAGTAGCGTTTAGTGGTAGTAATAAGTTAGTAAATACCTATACTACGTAATAAAGAGAACTATCGTTTGTCCGCTCGAAATTATTTAAGTGATTATAGTATATTAGACAATAGATAATAGATGAAAAAAGGTTCTTACAATGACATGGAAGACTACTTAGGAGACGATAAGCAGGATAATAAGAAGCGCGGTCGTAAGTCAAAGAAACCAAACGATAAAGAAATGTTGAACGAATATAAGCATGATATAGACCGCGAGACGTCAATCGCAAGACAACGGTCATATTACGAGAATATACACCATTTATCTGCGAATGAAAAGAGTATATTTGAATCAAAATTCACAAGTCCTAAGAATCAGAGTCAAGAATATTACCATAATCAATTGAAACGTAAGAATAAGAAGATTGTTGTAGCAACGGGTCCAGCTGGAACAGGAAAGACATTATTTGCGACAGAATGGGGTGTGCGAAATTTTTTATTAGGTAATTACGAAAAACTGATATTTACAAGACCATCCGTATCTGTCGATGAAGATTTGGGTTATTTACCTGGTACATTAGAAGAAAAGATGGCACCGTGGGTAAGACCTATATACGATATATTACATACATTTATTACCCCGAAAGAGGTAACTACATTATTGGAAGATAAAGTGATTGAAATATCTCCATTAGGTTATATGCGTGGTAGAACATTCAAGAATTGCTGGATAGTTGCTGATGAAATGCAGAATTCAACAATAGCCCAAATGAAAATGTTAATGACGCGATTAGGTGAAAATAGTCGTATGGTAATAACAGGTGATTTAGAGCAATATGACCGCGACCAAGAGGTAAATGGATTAGAAGATTTTTTAGAAAAATTTAAAGGAAAACGTTCATCGAGTATAACAAGTGTAGAATTTCAGAAAGATGATATTCAACGTGAAGAAGTGGTAAGAGAAGTATTGGATATTTATGGCGGAGATATCCCTGCGTGTTATCAATGTGATGAAGGCGACAGTAGCAGCTAAACCAGATAAAGAAATCAAGAAAATAATTTAGGATGTAAAATAATTTCGGTACATATTCTATAAATGCCATTTAAATTACCAAATTTTGGAAAACTAGTAAAAATGAAGTATAACTTCAATCCAGTTCTTCAGAATCAACTAGTGTTATATCTGTTTTTGTTCATGACATTGACCCAAATCGTGTTATTTGTAAGCAACAATGATACAATGGGAATTGTATTGATGTGTATGGTTGGTTTCTTAACTTCTTTCTTTAGCCGAAATATGATAGTAATTCTTTGTGTAGCGTTAACTGTTACTAATTTGTTAAAGAAAGGTATGAAACAAGTAGGTTATGAGGGATTCGAAGACAACGAAGACGCAGAGGAAGAGGAGGAGGTTGACGCGGAAGAGGAGGTAGATGAAGTTGCTCCCAAAAAAGAGAAAAAGAATAAAAAATCAGCAACGAAAGTAGATGACGAAATGGATGATGCCCCGAATTCAAATGAACTTTCCGACAAGACAAAGGACGAAATGAAACGTCAATTTGAAAAGTTAAAAGAGGAATATCCCGAATTTAACGCATTAAAGGGTGATATTGTAGATGCTATGACAAAAATCGACCCCATATTAGACAAGGCAGAAGCGTTTATGAATAAATACTCAAAATACAAATCACAGAAAAAGTAAGTAATTAGATTCCAATACAAACCTAATATATGTCTATTAATATATATTAGAGTAACAATGTTCGGAGCAGCAATACCATTTATATTGATATTAATAACTTTAGCGATAGGAGCTGGAGAAGGTTTATTTATGATATTTGAAGGCGTCGCACAGGAGTTTATAGAATTCCCCCAAGGTGCGTTTTTGGGTGCTATGTCTGCTGCTAAATTAGCGCATTCAGTAGGAGTATTTGGATTAACAACATTTTTTTGCGGGTTACAGATGATGGAAAATTTTACATCATGTATATTTTATTACCTATTAGAAATTATTGGAAAGATTCTGTATTTTATTCCAATGTTAGTGTTTATGATGTTAGATTTTGTTGGTGGTAAAGAGAATATAGGTAGCCAGATAGAAAGTAAGCTGTGGTCGTTGTTAGAAAAATTAGATAGATTTACAATAGATAGGTTTGGGTTCCATGTAATACACTTTCCTAAGTCTGTTCGTGATAAATGTTATAATTGTCGCAGATTAAAACCAAGTGCGTTCGTAAGGAAGACTGGTGAGTTCGTCCATGATGTAAAGACGGATGTAATCCCATTAACTACGGGTGGATTATCAAAGATGTTCGGTGGATTAGGAAAAATAGTAAATGCGTTTGGCATATTATAATAGTGTGCAATAATATACAAACCAATATGGCAAAAAAATGTGCTCCGGGTGTTATATGCATAGAGAATATGACATTACTACTGATAATAGTCATTTTAATAGGTTTAGGATTCATCTTTTATCAACATTTTATGAATGTTCGGAGAGCAACAAATAAAGGACCTGCTATTTTAGTGCCTCCTCCTATACATCACGCATTAACACCTATGTCTGGTAGAAATGATACGATTAATGACCCCTATGCGCCACCATTAAAAACACATGATGTATATTACCCGCGTGGTTCAAGTGACATTCGAGGTGTGCCTCCAGTAGCAGTTCCGGTGAATATTCAAACGCGCGCAACAAATAGTAACTATCAACAGATGGGTATATTAACTCGTATGGGTAACGACGGAGAACAGAACATTCTTCCTTTAATGGGTAGACGGATAATGACTGGACGCGATAAGTGGCAATTCTATACAATCGCAAATAATGGTAATTTAAACACCAAGTTACCAATTAGTGTGAATGGAAAAAGTTGTACGGGCGAGTATGGATGCGATGACATAAATAATGGGGATGTAGTTTTTGTGGAAGGGTATAACGACACATTCCAAGTTACAATGTATGAAAACAATTTGTTCCAGTATATTCCTAACCTTTAGATAAAGTTTTCAAAATAAACTATATGAATAATCTATATAGTGTATTAACAATGTCAGATTCAAAATCAATATTAGACCCTAATAAAAATAAAGCGTTTGATGATAAATTAGTAATAGACTACCCACGTGTAACATTAAATAAGAACGAAGCAACTTCGCCATCGGATAATCGTGGTGGATTTTCTATATCATATCCGAATACTTCATCTGAAAACAATGTTTTCTATACAAGTAACAAACTTCTTGATAAAACCACCATCTCATCGAAGTTCATGCATACCTCTATGTCTATTTATAAAACAATCCATTACAATATTAAGGGTATTACAACAACCAATGATAATATTGTAGGCGAATTAATCATAGAACATACGGAAAGCGACCGGTCAAGCCAAAAACTATATTCTTGTTATTTATTAGAAACCAGCTCGTTAGTAATCACAGATGAGAATGTAATTGATAAAATAATATCGATTACGGATCGTCAATCGCCAACAATTGACGCGGATTTAAATGCGATTCTACCAAAACAAGACTCTGGTATTGTCTATATAGACGGAAAAACCGGTAATTACATCTGTGTATTTACAACCCCCATTCAGATAAATACTGCTTCCAAAGACAAAATCGTGAATAATTACGGAAATGTGACAAATTTATTCGAAATTTCTCCAAGGAATGGAAAGTATTTGATTATTCCAGAGAATAACATAGCAAAACGGGATGCTGAAGAGATTTACATAGACTGCAGTCCTACGGGTGCAAGTGAGGAAGAACAGAATACATATAATATTCCGATTAACAGTAAAATGGCAACAGAAACACAAGAGAGCGATTTTATGAAGACAACTGTAAATTATGGTATATTTGTGTTAACGATGCTAGTTTCTTATATTACGGTTCCATTACTTTATAAAAACCTGGTAATTGACGGTAGTAGTATCGCAAACCCGACAGATGACATAGCTCGATTTACACGTATTCGTGCCGCTGACATATTACTCGGTATTAGTATGTTTGCTTTGACCGCAATACTCATAAGTTCTGGTGCTGCTGACGACGATTATAAACTAATGTCAGGGGGTATATTTACCTTTGTGTTTAGTATTTTATCGTATGGATTAATTCAAATAAAGAAGATGGATTTAACATTTATGACAACCACCGTGAAAGGGACGGATGTAAAAAACGACCAAAAATCAGAGGCGGCGGGTAATATAGAAGCATTACCATTTGATGATTTATGGCCTACTATCAATGTAGTCCTATCTACAATGATTAGTTCGGATAGTTTATCGGCTTATTTTGCGGTTAGTTTAATGAGTATAATAATATTAAGTATTCTGTATTTGTTTGGTTCATTTGATTTGGTATCCTATGGAAATTTCACCGGTATTTCCGCAGGAATATTTGTATTAGTAAGTATCATAATCGGAATTAAGAAAAAATTCGAAGCTCAAAAAGGGTAGACACACTACAGGTGAGCCAATTACATCATATATGTAAAGTTATATGATGTAAAACAAGTATCAGAATTAGAATTCTAGTTCGAATTAGAACATGGATGCACTACCGACGTTATCGGCAACCGGTTTATAGGTGGATGTAGTAAACACGCTGATATCACTCTTTCCTACAGGTGCCATTTCATTGACGACTTCCTCTTCTAAAGAAGTGGTTTTGGTGGGGTTCATTTTCTTCATTTTCTCGTCCTTTCTTGCCTGAGTAGGAGTGTATTTAATCATAGCGGCTTTTCCAGTTGCGTTGCTACTACGACGGAACATTTCATATGCGACAAATACGAACAACACCGCAATTAATGGGTTTGCGTTAAAGAACAAATAGACAGAAAGGATGAAAATACCAATTGTTCCCATGGGAGAATCGACCATATTAGCAAACATATCCGGGAGTTGAACGGGGAGTGCTAAATAAGAAATAAGCGCTACAATAACAGCAGTTTCAACGTTAGTCAGTGAATTCATGAAAGATAAAAACTTCATTTTTGTATAGTATAGAATAGTATTATATTTTTCGCCCGTTTATTCCAAGTAATAAAGTACAAAATTGAAATATCCTAAAGTAACGTTATTATATATAATTCAAATAATGCGTGGTTTTAGACAACCCTATAGAAAAAAACTACCTCCAAAGCCTAAAGTTACAGAAGTAAAAATAACGGATGATTACAAAGAAACTATAAGGAAATCAGCATATCTTGGTAAGAAAGGGTATACGATACCTAAGTCGGCGATTTCAAAAGAAGATGAAGAAATTATTCGTGATGAATTATATGTAAAACCATTTGTATTTGGTGCGAATCAAAATACAGATGTAGGTGCTTTTCACGTATTTCGTGAAAACGCAAACAAATTTTACATACCAAGGTTTTACGGAATCAAACGTTATGGACTACCAGACAAGTCCGAAATAGAGGAAGGTGATGATATAGATGTTGAGTTTAATAAAACAGTTCGCGATTATCAAGAAAAAATTATAGACGTTTATATGAATTACATAAATACACCTATATGCTGTGGATATGAAATAAATGGAAATGGTGGTATACTCGAGGTTCCCTGTGGTGCAGGTAAAACCGTAATGTCTTTAAAAATTATATCTAATATTAAAAAGAAGACACTGATTATCGTGCATAAAGAATTCTTGATGAATCAATGGATAGAACGCATAACTGAGTTTTTACCAACTGCGAAAGTAGGTAAAATTCAAGGAAAGGTATTTGATATAGAAGGAAAAGATATAGTAATCGGAATGCTTCAAACGTTATATGATAAGGATTTAGGTGCGAATGCGTTTACTTCATTTGGACTAACTATTATTGATGAGGTTCATCGTATAGGTAGCGAACAATTTTCAAAAACATTATTAAAAACAGTAACACCATATATGCTTGGTATATCCGCAACTGTCGATAGAAAAGACAAGTTAACCAAAGTGTTGTATATGTATATTGGCGATAAGATATATAGCGAAGGAAGAAAAGACGATGATGTTGTATGTGTTCGTGCTATAAATTATACTTCCAAAGACACCGAGTTTAATGAAATTGAATATGATTTTCGCGGAAATCCAAAATATAGTACAATGATATCTAAATTATGTAATTTCGGACCACGAAGTGACTTCATCATCAAAGTGGTAAGTGATTTATTAAAAGAAGATGAGTCAAAACAAATCATGATTTTATGTCATAATCGTTCTTTATTGAAATATTTATATGAAGGTATTTGTCATCGCGAATTGGCAACAATTGGATATTATGTAGGTGGAATGAAACAGAATGATTTACAAACAACGGAATCTAAAAAAATTGTATTAGCAACTTATGCGATGGCAGCGGAAGCACTTGATATAAAGACCCTTTCATCCTTAATTATGGTTACTCCTAAAACGGATATTACCCAATCGGTTGGACGCATATTACGCGTGAAAGGAAATAACCCAATAGTGGTAGATATTGTAGATAGTCACGATTTATTTCAGAAACAATGGGTCCAACGAAGACGATTTTATAAAAAATGTAATTATCGTATTCGACAAATAGATGGAGATAAATATCAGGGAATGACTTTGGATTGGAACACAGATAAAACGTGGAAATGGGTATATGAACCTAAGGAATTAAAGAATGATGCTGAAGTTGCTGATGACGAAGACGATGATGATAATCATTTGAATTCATTAAAAAATGCGAATTGTTTGATTGATACTTCTATATTTGATAGTCTGAAGACGGAATAAAAAATTGAATTACAAAATCGAATAGATTCTATGGTATCAACTAACGTTATATTTCATAACTAACTTCAAAATGCCATACGGAACACACTCTATCGCTATCAATCGTAGAATTGCGAATGAAAACCCCACCATGAATAATAATCAGGCGGTTCGTAAGTTTGCTATAGACCATTACAAACAAAATGCTGGGTTAAATACAATCCAAGCAAATAACCGAGCAGCACAAAAAGACGCAGGTCATATTGTAGCCCGAAACTGTGGCGGTCAAAACAAGGCATCAAACTATATGTGGGAAGATAGACACGATAATAGAGCGCATGGAGACGCCAAAATTAAGATGTCTGAGATGAAGAGAGCTGGACGCAGATAGAAGTAAAAAATACTAAAAATAAAAACAAATATGTAAATGATGTACCTATTTGTTTTTTATTGACCGCTTCTATTTACGTGTATTACGACGAGTATTCTTTCGTGACTTGTTCTTCTTACTTTTACGTTTTTTGATTTTACGCATAGATTTACATTTTTTGCCGCATGATTTACGATGTTTTTTTCCACCAGTTTGTACGGGTCCAAAATTCGCCTTAAATACATTGATGTTATCACCACCCGAAGTAGCAGTAGTTACATTAGTAGGTAAAACAGTACCTTCTGTGAATGAGAAATTAGTAACTCCGGTTCCAGACATTATATTATATCCTCATATAATAAATTGTACTAATTTATGTTAACCGTAGAAAAACTATTAAAAACCATAGCATATGAAGAAAAACAGACAAAAGAAAGAGAAGACATTCAAAAAAAAGCTGTGTCGAATCTACCTATTTTCAATAACATTACCTCCGAAGAAGACTGGAATAAACAAAAAGAAGAAATCAGAAAAGCGAAGGAACTAGAACTAAAGAAGAACGTGCTAGAATTGAAGAAGAAAAGAGAAGAGAATCTGGAAAAAATAGAAGAAGAGAAAAAGAAAAAACAATTCTCATTGCCAATGTTTAACCATATAACGAACGAGTCCGATTGGAAACGCGAACGCCAGAAACTACATGTAGAATACAATCAAATTCAACAACAACGTAATAGAAGCAAAGAAGAAGCATGTGAAGAAAGGAATAAAGAAACACACAAGAAAGTATTAGAATATAGAGAACGGTTACAAAACATGTCAGATGAAAGGATTCGTCATCATTCATCAATGATACAAAAAGACATAAATGCCGCTGAAAACCAAAAGAAAGTATTAGAATGGTATTCGAATGAAAAGGAAGAACAGTTGAAACGTCTTAAGAAAAGACAAGAAAGAAACGCGCAAACAAAACAAGTTTAGAGTTGAGACATATGCGTTATTTTTTCCCTGCGACTAACCACGTGATTAGGTATCCATCGTTTAAATCGTGTATGAAAAGTGCATTCCATGTATAACATCTTATTAATGTCTACATATTTGTCTTCATCTGTATTTTGGAATTCATCTTCATCTTCACTTTCTTCAATATAATCTAAATTGTCGTTTTCGCGAATCTTGCGAAACAGTGAATTCATAAATACGCTTGTTTTATAATCGGGTATATACGCAACATTGTAATATACACGTTGGTTATTTCTACCACACACAAAGAGATGATATATATCAAATTGTATATCTGCCATTACCTGAAAAATCGTAGGATAACGATACTGCGATTTATGTGGTGACATTCGAAATGGCGTCAAATCAATATTATGTAATGGATTCGTGACTTGACGTTTGGTTGATGGTAAACTCACAACATTTAATTTCTTATGAATAAAAATATTGACAAAGGGTCGTTTTTCGTGGGCGCATCTATACTGAATATGATGAATATTATACGGTATACTTTGAAAGATATCACTAGTAATCGTATTTGGGTATTCAATCGCATTATTATCTATTTGGACTTCCCAATATACACAAGTATATATAGGATAATTCAAGTCTTGTTTTGTAAGAGCATTACATGTCTTGTGTAACATGGATAATTTTTGTATAGTAGGAGTAGTATTCAGCGGTAACCCTTGGTAAAACAGGATGTCATCAATAACTATAGCTTTTAAAACGTTCAGTTCGTCAACCACACATGAACCATAAAGGATAGTTCCCAATGATAACTTTCGGTCAAATACCACGTCTATTTGCTTACCCTTACTGATACGTTTTTCTCGGTTTAATTCAAATAAATAGCATACATCCTTGTCCTTGTAGAAGGTAAACCATAGAAATACCTTTTTGCCGGTAGGAATCGCAGTGACAACATTATAGGCGGACGAAACTTTCGTATGTGAAATAGTTTCATATGAAAGTTCAAAATCTGGAAATCTATCAGATAACTGACTTATCTGTATAGGAGTTAGCTCGTGCATTGAATATAGTAAATACGGGATTGTGTTTAAGTTTGTTTGCAATATACATTTATGCTGTGGTTACGAACTGCTGTGTCTGCGAGTTCATAAACGATAATAACTCGCTATTCATATCATCTACATTTACTTGAGTAAATGTGCTATCGGCGTTGTTTACGTCATCATCTTCATTAGGTATACGCTTATTTTCTTCCTGATTATTTATTTCTGTCATAATCTCCTTGTATTTTTTTATTTGCGTGTTTACTAAATCTTTTACTTTTGGCTTGGTATATGTAGTTTTTAAGTATTCAAATCCACATTGCAATGTATATATAATCGCAATGAATATAATAATTTTAAGTAATAGCAATAGTAAAGGGTTTGATATCATATTCTTTATTGGGTATACACACATCGTATAAAAAGTTTTATATGATTTACCGACAAACACAATTATTATTAGTGCTTCGAAAAGGGTATAAAATCTACATAGTATAAAGTTGTATATTATGTCATCTGTTTCTATTATAGTTATTGAGAAGGGTGGAAACGTAAAGGAGTTGAAAGTAAAATCTTACGTAGAAGAAGAACTGTATAAGAAGTGTGGGTTTAAATCATCTACTGATTTTAAACTGCAATCGGTGTGGGAAAATGTAAAAGTCAAGGGAATAATCTATAATATTCATGTATATGGTAAAACGGTAGGTAGAGCGAATCAAGAAAACAAATATGAATTTCCTCCCCCGATCGACAATACATTGTTTTTTGGTAGTTGCGTTCTAGTTAATAAAGTAAATGATGTCCCGAAAAAGTTGACTTCTAGTGAATGGAAAAGTATATATGACAAGTTGTATGGAGGATTTGAAGACCTGGGTGCGGATGATTCGTCTGAAAGTGAAGACGACGAAGAAGACGAAACATTACCAAGAACAAAGAGTGGATATGTGAAGGACGACTTCATTGTAGATGATGATTTTGAAGACGACGAAAGTTATGATGACGAAAGTGATAGCATTGGTGAATACATAGCCCGCTCTAAACCTACACCTAAAAGAAAGCGTACTGTACCACCGAATACCCCCCGTCGTTCAAAAGCACCTACAGTTTTCAATATATCGGATACCGAAGACGATAGTGAATTTACGAATGAATTAGAAGAAGAAGAATATCTGTAACTAGAAAAATTGAAATTATATAAACAGTAAATACTATAACTATTATATTATTTACACAATGCGTAATATTGCCAATCCAACCGAGTTTCGTAATAACGTTTCACAGAAACTGAATCTGTTGCTAGATGACGATGTATTACGCATAAATGTAGAACGAGGGGTATTCAACTATTCGTTAAAAGAAGCCTCGTCTAAGAAAATTATAAAAAAATGGGAAAATCCTCGTTTCGTACAAATTTATTTGGATAGGTTGCGAAGTATCTATATCAATCTAAAAAATCCAACATTTTTAAACCAAATTAAAAATGGGGAAGTTACACCAAGCAATGTGGCGTTTATGAGTCATCAAGAGATGAATGCTATGAGATGGAGACCATTAATAGAAAAAAAAACGATTCGCGACGCAAACAAATATACAAATGATATACAAGCGTCTACTGATATGTTTACCTGTAAAAAGTGTAAGTCAAAACGATGCACTTATTATGAATTACAAACACGTAGTGCTGATGAACCAGCAACTATATTTGTAACATGTTTGGATTGTGGTAAAAATTGGAAGTCGTAATTGTATTTAGTTACATTATGACGTATACATAACATATAAATTCAAAATCACTGCGGCTATTGATAAGAAATACATATAATCTAATCCATTTTTTAATGCGGGCGACAACTCATTAAACATTTTCTCGTCAACTAACGGAAGCAAAAAGTATTGGAAATCGTGGTTGTGAGTTTCTTCGTCATTTTGTTCTACGGATTCATTTACAATAGTAGTAGTAGTAGTAGTAGTAGTCGATGAGACGGTTTTGTCTCGTTTGGTAGGCGTACAAGAAAGAGAATTGTCAGAATGAATACCCAACATTTCTTTCGTTTTTTGTAGTGAAATTTTACGAGAACACCACGATTTTGAACTCTTAGCAATATCATTCGCGAAATGTGCTAATTCGATATCATTCAATCCATTAAACAATTCTGTATAATAATTATTTTGTATGTCGTAATATTCATCTACTACTTCCTCCGTGAATTCATCCTTGGACGATTTATTCATAGTGACTCCCTTTTGATATCCCAAAATTCGAATATCAGAAATAGTGTATAAGGAATCCATGATATGCTTGACATACTTCTTTTTAAACTTACATTTCATATCTAGTGCAATCCTTTCTTCGAAATCTTTCACCACGACCTCAATGCGAGGGTCTTGGCAATTGCTTATCATATGTCCTTCGTCGTCACAAAACGAACAATGTATAGAGCGCTTTGTATTTTGTGACATTAGATTATCTATAAGTCTATTTCTATATTACTTTTTATGAAAAGAAAAAATAGAAGTATAACTATTTTTTCTTTGGTAGCGATATTATACTAATATCTCTAAATCAGACAACTTCCAATATTCACATCCTCCATTTGGTAAAGGACGTTTGATGATGAATGGAACTTTCTTTTCTTCAAACTCCTTTAATGCGATTAAATATCCATCGATTACATTATCATCTACTTCGACGAAAGATTGTGCGCCAGCGTTCAATTGTTTTGCGCGTTCTCCTAAAATCCGTGCTTTTTCGTATTTTGTGACGAATGGTAACGTCTTATGTAATGGGTCTATAACAGTACCATTGTTGTCACGGACAACCTTCGATAATGTTTGAATTTCTTCATAATTATGATTATATAGTTCAGGGTGAAAGTTAGTAATAATATCATGTTTGTCAACATCATTGAATTTTTGTAAATAGTCATCATCCTCCTCTTCGTCATCCTCTTCGTCGTCATCATCCATCATAAACCTCGATTGTGCTGATTCTCGTTGGTCGTCTCTTGCAACAATGTCATCATCATCGTCGTCTTCTTCTATATCTATATCGGATTCCATCATACTATCATCATCATCATCGTCGTCCACAATATCATCGTCCTCCTCGTCTGGAACAGGGACTATGTTTTTTTTAACCGGTTTACTCGCATCTATGGAAGCATCATCAATATCTTCAATGTCGCTAGCAATAATGTCTTCAGTGTCACTTGGTACATACTCATCGACGTCCATATTAGTTATTATATTATTAGATAATGTAATGTTTCTAAATAGTTATTTATCATCAGTCCTTTTCAATTTTTCATTAGTTATTTGCGTTCGTCGGTTTTCCACTTCGCGTCACAATCTACACAGACATATAGATATTTTAAGTTATCATTGTCATAACGAATATATAGCACCCCATGTTCGGTCTTACATTCGTCATTGGGACATTGGACGTTATAAAGTCGCGGAAGAGTCGGATCCATTTTAGTATATTCATTAAACAAATGATTAAAGTCATGTGTTCCTTTTTTTAGTTGCGTGTTTGTCACACAAATACCTTCTTGTGTGATGGTTTCATCAACATGCTTACAATTACGACAATAATAGGTTAGTTCATTTGGATTGTTCGTATTGATACCGATGTAGTACATGTTATTACACTTTTCGCAAAACTTCATTTTATATACTACTTAAGTATAAATTATTTGAATAATAATCTTGAATATACCATAAATCAATTTTACAGAGTGGTTTAGTAATATAATATTCTCCAGCAGAATTATCTACTATTCATATACATTTGGCTTACGATAAACGCGGTGATTTATGATGTTGATGTAGAAAATTGAAATATATATATATCTCATCAAAAGGAGATAAAAATATAATCCCAACAATATCTATATCGGGCATGAATGTACCGGACAATGGTGATTCTTCTTCCACCACCAAACCACCTATAAGCGTTAAGTATGCTGGATTTCAAGACTTCATGATGAAGCATCAACTCAAAAAAGGTGAGAATAACAACAACAAAGAAATTACAAATACAAGGATTGGAAGTAAAGAAAACAACATATATGGCGGTTCATATTCCATATCGAATGAAGAATATGACCTGTTCCTTAGCTTATATGCTCGAGACATATTGAATACAAACAAAAAAGAGTACTTAACTGAGAAGCAGTTAACTGATAACGGACCGATTTTGGTTGATATTGATCTGCGTCATGAATACGAAATCGATGAACGTCAATATACCAACTCTCATGTTGATGATATGATTGATATCTATCTTGACGAGTTAAAAAACATATTTCAGCTAGATAACACATGTGATTTCAATATTTATATACTACAGAAGCCCACGGTAAACCGTGTCAAAGAGAAAAATTGTACTAAAGATGGTATTCATATCATCTTCGCATTGAAGACGGATAGAACTACTCAGAAAATTCTACGGAACAGAGTAATACCATTGACTGCCGACGCATGGGGAGACCTTCCAATAACCAACTCCTATGAAGACGTATTTGATAAGGGCATTACTGATGGCACGGTAAACTGGCAATTAGTCGGTTCACGTAAACCGAACAATGACCGATATAAAGTGACTCGTATATTCCAAGTATCATTTGACGATGCGGATAACGAATTTATGCGTAAAGAGCTACCAGTTGACACATTTGATGTGAATAAAAATATCAAGGAATTATCAGTTCGTAACGACAGTCACCCTTCCTTCTTTCTGAAATCATCTTTCGTCAAAGAACATGACGAATATAATAGAAAGAATTCCATTAAGAGCGCAGGAACCGCAGCAACCAAGACCGTGTTGACATTTCAAGATTTTACGGCGAGTGAAGACTTACACATTTCTAAAATTAAAACCCGAGAAGAGCTCGAACTGGTTGTAAAAGCATTTATTGAATCAACGATGAGTTCTCAGCTAGACTATGATTTGAAGGATTCTTATGATTATGTTATGATTTTACCACCTTCTTATTATGATGAAGGCTCGTATTTGAAATGGATCAAGGTTGGATGGTGTCTAAAAAATATTAGCAATCGACTACTAATTGTATGGATTGCGTTTAGTGCGAAATCGTCTACCTTTGATTTCGGCAGCATTCCAGAACTATGTGAAAGATGGAGAAATTTTGATAGACGCCCCAATGATGGGATTACAAAGAGGTCGTTGTATCACTGGGCGAAAACCGACGCTCCGGAGGAATATGCTCGCGTTATGAGTGATTCGGTGGATTACCATGTTGAACAGAGTCTTAAGATAGGAGGAGGAGGAAAAAATAAAGATAAGTCTGGATGTGGAGACTGGGATTTGGCATGGGTTTTGTATCAAATGTGTAAACATACCTATGTATGTACCAGTGTCAGGAACAACATGTGGATGGTTTATAAAAACCATCGTTGGCATGACCTGGACTCAGGAACGACCCTCCGAAAAACCATTTCTGGACCAATGCGAGAGCGTTATCGCAATAAAGCCGTCCAGTATATGCATCATAGTGAAAACAAGAGCAATCGTACGGACGACAACGACGAACCCGTTGCTAACCAAGAAGCACTCTTTCAAGACTTTCAACAAAGAGCCATCCATATCTCTCAAATTCTATCCCAGACCGCAAACAAGGACCATATTATGAAGGAAGCCAAGGAACTGTTCTATGATGGAGATTTCTTAGGGAAGTTAGATGTAAACCCCCACTTGCTTTGCTGTAAAAATGGTGTATTTGATTTTAAAGAGAATTTATTTAGAAACGGTATCCCCGAAGACAACATTTCGATGTCTACCAATATTGATTACAAGCCACTCGATTCTGTAAACAATGGCAATAAGGTTGATGAAATCAATACATTTATGGACCAATTGTTTCCCGAGAAACCGCTATGTGACTATATGTGGGACCATTTGGCATCAACTTTATTGGGTACATCAACCAACCAGACCTTTAATATGTATATTGGTGGCGGTCAAAATGGTAAGTCTGTCTTGGTTAATCTAATGGAGATTGTATTGGGTGACTACAAAGGTGATGTTCCACTTACACTAGTCACTGATAGACGAGGTAAAGTGGGTGGATTAGCTCCAGAAATCGTACAATTGAAAGGGAAACGGTTTGCGGTCATGCAGGAGCCTTCCAAGGGCGATGTTATTAATGAAGGTATTATGAAACAGTTAACCAGTGGTAAGGACCCCATTCAAGGCAGAGCTCCTTACATGCCACAGACTATTTCGTTTCTCCCACAATTCAAATTAGTGGTTACCTGTAATGTTTTGATGGGTATCAAGAGCAACGACCATGGTACATGGAGACGTATCCGTGCGGTCCCGTTCAAATCTCTCTTTACTGAAACGCCGGTTGAAGGGGACAAAGAAAAACCGTTCCAGTTTCTCATTGACAAGTCGATTGACGAGAAGTTTGATTCCTGGAAAGAAGTATTTCTAGCAATGTTAGTAAAACGCGCGTCTGAAACCAAAGGACTGGTAAATGATTGTGATATTGTCCTTCAGAAGAGCAATGAATATAGGAAGAGCCAGGATTATCTATCAGAGTTCGTAGAGGAGTGTGTTCTACGAAGCCATCCTCACGCATGTATCCAGAAGTCAGAGCTTAATAATGAGTTTGTGCGATGGTATGAGATTAACTATGGAGGGAGAGGACCCTCCCCTAAGGACCTTCATGAATACATGGATAGGTGCTTTGGAAAGAATCGGACATCAAAATGGTTCGGTGTTGAGATTAAATATGAAACTAACGAGGATGATAACGAGGACGATGTAATCGAAAATAGTTTAAATGGCGTATCAAAAAATAGTCTGTAACGTAGTTACGCCGACTGGAAAAAATGAAAAATAGGTAATAAAAATGTAATTGTTAGTAAAATACCAATTACATTTTTTATTTTGCTGTAGGCACATAGGGTTCAGCCCGTATCATTGCTTTAACAAATAAATACTGATTGTAAATAGACTGTTCTAATCCAAATATGTAAATCGGATACAATGAAATTACTAGAGTAATTAGTAACTTACCATACATGTTCTGTGTAATCATACCCGTCATTACTTTGTAAATAACATATAACGCTACAAGAATATACAAGAATAACAACCCCCTATTTAACGTGATGTAATAGGGGTGTTTTGAATCATTTATCATGTATTTCCGGTCTGACGTAGTTAGATTATTTTTCGGTTTTGAAATTGCGGCTGATAGTTCTGTGTTTTGCGACGTAAGTAAATTAAAGTAGCTATTCGCGGCGGAATTTTCTTTCTTTTTCAATGGCAGAATCTCATCTAGTTTGTCATCAGTTACTTGTTTTTTTCCAGCGAATTTCTGTTCGGATGGAATCAATTCGTTAGATTGTTTTCGGTCGATTGTTGCATCAAGTGATTTAATATCATATTTTAAGTTGGCTATTTCGTTTTCTAATCTCCGTATTTGATTTTTTAACGTAGACAGAATACCCTCTTTCTCTGCTTTATTACCTTTTAAATTTTGTTTATCAACAATGTAGTTATTATATTCTTTTTGCAAGCGGTCACGTTCAGAAGTTACACTATTCAGACGGTTATTTAGATTGTTTATCTCCCTGTATAATGCAGAGTATATCATATTACTTTACTATTATATTATAGTGTTTTATTTTTTCGTTACAACTAAATCATATATTCGATAAGCTAATGGATATAACATTAACACTATCACCCATATAACTTTGGTCTTCAATCCCATTTCATTTTGTATATAAACGATTTGGTACAATATGACTAAGCATAAAATATAATATATCCACCAAAATATGGAATTTAATGATATAAAATAGGCGGTATGTTCGTCTTGGTATTCTGTATTACGATAGTCATTGCTATATTTGTTTTTCAGATTCACTATTGCGCGTTGTAATGTTGAATTACGATTAATATAATCGTCTTGTTTTAACCTCTGGCGCAATATAACTTTCTCATAAAGCGTTTCATATTCGCCATCAAAGAAATTCTGTGTTCGTTTCTGGAGGTTCCCGTATTTCTTTATATCATCTATTGCTTGTTCCACTGATTTTAATAAATACTTCGCAGTTTCTAAATTTTCCTCCAAACTTTCTTTGTCAATTGTTAGTCGTGTTATTGTATTTCTATCTGTAGTTATTTCTGATTCCAACCGCTTAATATTATTAGTTAATTGGGACAATTCATATTTCATTGTTTTTATTTGTTGGTTTAATCCATTCTTTAAAGTATTCATTTGATTAATTTTTGATTGTATGTCCCCAATTTTAGCCTCTAATTCTATTTGTTGTCGCGAGGGCTTCCACGTACTTGATGAGCCTCCTCCCATGATATAATATACTTACTATATCATGGGATAAAAAAACTATACTTTTGAATAATTATCATATTCATTCGCATAGTTATCTTTTACCGTGTTTATATTGATTCTTCGTTTGTTTATATGCTGTGTATTTATCATTGTATTGAATTCTTCGGTTGATGATTCGTCTTGTATTTCGTTTGGGTCATATTCCTCATCATGAACGCATTTGGAAACATCATTGTCCCACTTAGTACCAGGACTACAACAATAAGAACCTACGCAACCATATAAATTCATTCCACTTAATAAATCACCGCCTTCTTCTTTGGCAGCAGCAGCTGCCGCTGCTCGCAATTCATCTGATGTGCGGGCAACAGGTTCGGGTAAGTCTAATTTGTTGAAATTTATTTTTTCGCGTCTGGATACCTCAACAAGCACACTTATCGTATAAATGGAAGCTCCAAACAATACAATTATAGTTACTAAATCAAAGATAAACGAAGGCACGAACGAGAGTTGTTTTTTTAATAGGATTGATAATACACTTATTGCTAAAGCAATAACCCATGCTAACTTAATCTTGTTATATTCAGCTTGCTTTTTTTGATAACTATCATTTAATTCAATCTCGCGCTTTTTTCCTACTAAAGCATTATCTATTGATTGTTTCTTTAGCATTAATCTATCTTTTTCAGTTGTCACAATATCATTTACCTCTTCTTGACGAGTTAATACATTATCACTTGACACATTCGCATCTTTAAATGATTTGTGTGCGTTCTCTAATTGTGTTTGTAAATCGTCAATCTTATTTGTAAACTCAGGGTCACCTTGTTTATTATCGAGAATATCCAAATAGTTTTTCTGTAGTGCGACTAATCCCTTTAAATCGGTATTAATACTCATTTTTATAAATATATATTAGGGAAATATTATATATTTTATTCTCTTGCTACTACTATCCCTGCAACTAATAAAGTTGATGCGGTTATCACTCCTAAATTAAATACAGAATTGTTGTGTTCTATTAATGTTTTTGTATCCTCTATTCTAATATCGGAAGCATCTTTTGATTTTTCTAACTCTGTTGATAAATAACTTTTGTATTTATCCTCACTCATCAACTTATCTCGTATACCCGTGTTATCATTATTCATAATAGAATGAATTTCGGTATTCAAATTGTTGTAATTTTGACTAATCTTATCCAGTTTTTTTGTATAATTGTCTTCCATTTTCTCTAAAGGTTGAATTTGCTGTTCTTTGATGAACTTTTTCACTGGCATATCCTCTGAACGTTCAGATGAATTCTTAAACCCTTCAAACATTTTACGTTGTTTGTCTTTTAATTCTGCTACACCTGAACCTAATAACTCTTGGTATTGCGTTATTGGAGAACGATTCACATCGTAATCAGAATAGGCAGTGTAATTAGATACATGTTGGACTTTTCTATTTGGTAATGTTTTATTATATTTATCCAAAATATATAATTCGGATTGGGGAATATTCTTACCGGCTTCGATTTCTTTCATTTTCTTGTTTTTTATATATAGTGATGATTTTTTAATATTTCCATATGGTTGAATTGGAGTGTATTTACCAGGAATACCCGTATTTAAACTACAATAGTTATCACCGGTCTTAGATTCTACATAATATGCATGTTCGCATGTAGCATCATTGTTACATTTCTGAAAGAAATCTTCTTTATCCTTTACTAATACCATATTACTCTCAGTTTCAGGGATAAATTCGCCTATATATTTAAAGGTGTTGTTGTTCTCCATCATAGAAGGACTGATTGTTTGGACTCGTTTATCCGCACTATCTATTAACATATAATCATTCATTAGCGAACTTGCGTCCGTCTTAAATGCTTTATAATCACCTTTATCTTCTGTTTTTGTGTAGTTACTCGTACATCCGGAAATAGTCTTTTTTAATACCAAATTTCCTTCTTTTGTCATTTCTAACTTGAAAATATGATTATTTGATACCAAACTAATACCATTATGTTCTATTTTATCACCTTTATTCGTATGTGGGTCATAAGGATATAAAAAGTTTCGGGGATTACCAGAAGACTGTTTATGTTTTGTCCAGTTTGGATTAGGACGTCCGTCACTCAGTTTACGAGTCTTTACGGTTTCCTTCATTTGGGTCGCGGACAGTGCGATAGATTTCTCATTAGCATACATTATTCCCCCATCATCTAAATATAGATTTCTACCACCTAATTTATTTCCATTTACATCATCACATTCAAATGTACGTTTTTGATTCTTTCCGGTTTGATTCCAATGTTTATTATGTTTTTCATTTCGTATTGCCTGAATTCTACGTTCTTCTGCTAACCGTTTTCTCTTTTCTTCTTCCTTTATTTTTCTGATTCGTTCTCTTTCTTTTCTTATTCGTTCTCTTTCTTTTCTCTCTTCTTCTTCTTTTATTTTTTGGATTCTTGCCGCCTCAGCCGCTCTATAAATATTAACTTGTCTTTCATGTGCACAACTCTGATAACCTCTTCCTCTACATAAGTCTTCTGATGTTGGTCTCGAAACATAAGGTCCCATGTATAAGCTATAATATATATATATTTATTTTTTACTGAATATCACTATATCTACTACCATAACATTTTTTTTCATTATCTTTTAAAATATAATATGAATTTGGATTAGCATATGCGTTGTCATCAATAGTATTTCCTAATTGTTTTAATACATTTCCTCCACTATCACATACAAACAATGCTCCATTGCGATAATATGCATAATTACCTGGTTTTATTAAATGTTTCTCATTGTCGTTAAATGCCTTCCATAATGTCACTACTTTTAAAGTGTCGCTTTTCTCTTCTATTGTTTCAGAAATTGCGTCACTAACATAGCAATCGTAATACCCCTTTGAGGGTGACGATGACTCATTTTCTACTAAAGAATAATAAACCGCTTCTTTATTTTCATTTTGTTTGTCTTTCATTTGTTGTTTTAAATGATTATGTTGTTTTATTGCTGCATTCATTTTACAACTCTCTTCTGTATGCATATTATCGTCGATTTTTTTCATGTTTATGGTTGAGTTTCCAGTAGTTTCGTCTTTTATGTAACATCCACCTTCTAATTTGGTTACCGTTTTATTTTCAACGGGCATATACGTTATCTTAAAATTATCAATTGCGGTATTTATACTCTCTCGTAACTTTTTACCATTTTCATTAAACTTATTCATAGTATAGATGTTATTATACTATGAATGGATAATATATTTTTATGAAATTACCGGGGTGACATATTGGTAATAAGTAATCCAGTCACTACAGCACCGGTGAGTAACCCTGTATATAAAAGTACATCTGGGGCTGTATTCTTTATGTGGTCTAAGAACATATTTGGCGTTTTTTGAGGGAGGCGTTCTTTGGATACATGGTCCAGTGATTCTAAAGTATTGTCTAGGTATTTAGAATACGTAGGTCTATAAAGGTCAGCGCCTTGTACTTGATAATCATTTACTTTCTTATATTTATTCGTAAATCCGTCGACTGAACGCTGTAATGTAGAAAACGTTTCCATTGGCACGCTATCTAAATTGGGTGTTCCGTTTAATTTGATTGTATTGATACGCAATCTTGATAGATTATCTCCCGCTTGTGTTATTATTAACCGAAAATATTGAAATTTGTTATATGAAGTTACAGAAAAGGTTTTGGTAGGGGAAGTTTTAGTAGGTAATTTGTCTTTATGTACGAGTTGTTGGTCAACATATTCCCATGATTCTCCATCCGTAGAAGAAACCAGTGTAAATTTCTTAGGAAATGTATTATTAGCTTCAAATGTAGGTGTGGTTATAGAATAGCTGGTTAAATAGATTTTATATGGTAATTTAATCTCTATCCACTCTCCTGGGATGTCAGTTTTGTTATCGTTAGGTCCAACTTTTGTAATCCATGTATTTGATTTATCGGTTGGGTCACCACCTAAATAACTTGATGGAGTAATTCCAGAGTAAGGGGTTTGATTATATTTATTATAGCTCCTTGAACCATTTATGTAATTATTATTGTTTACGTTATCACATTCCCAGTAAGTATTTGTATTCGCATTAAAAGCATTAAATCCCAGGGTATTATCATTGTAATAAGAGGAAGTTTTGATTACATATTTACCATTTGGTTGATATCCGTCAATCGATTTATCGTCTATCCCAGATTGACTTGACTCCATGGATTTCAATGTTATATTTGGTATGGGTATTGCCTGTATTATGTTTGTAGATGACATCGTTTTATACTATATGTATACAAAACTTTTCGTAAATCTACAAAACGATGTCATAATTTATAGTTTCTTAAAAATGAAAAACAAGGATGATGTTAATACAACAGACAGTACTAAACTAGAGTACATAGTGTTATCGTATTTTTTCTTATAATCGTCATGAACGTTGTTCTCTGAATCCATTAATTGATTCATTTTTGCATCTAATTCTTTTCTTAGTGGTATTATTTCGTTATGTGTTTTTACGATACTGTTATGATTCTTTTTACTTTCCTCAACACTTATGTAGTTAGTTAAAGGGGCATTTCTTAACTTCTGTATACTTCCATTATCCATTAATGTATTGTATGCGTCATTTACAGTTTGAATATTCGTGTCTTCTGTCGTACATGCTACCTTTGCCATTTCAGGTAAAGTAATATCAGTGCATTTAACATACTTCTGGTATTTTTGATTGAATCCTTTTAAATCTGCTAAAACATTAATATTTTCTTCCATCATGGTTAATCCTTCTATTTTTGACATATTGTTCTTATTACTATATGATTGGAAAGTTTCACATGAACTATTTATAGTATAACATCTTTTTCCGGTTATATTGAGAACCGATATAGATGCAGCACCTATACCATGAAATCCAGTTATCGCACTATTCAATGCTGATATTACTAGTCGTACATATTTATATTTTTTCTTGTTGTCTATAGTAAATACGATTGGTGAATTGTCGACATTGTATACGGGGGTATAATTAAAATGGCTATCTATTATTTCCCATTTATTAGTATCATTTGAACCTACCATGTAAAAATCCTTTGGAAACGGGGTGAATTCGTTTGTTCCATCACGCTTACCCGGCAATAGTTCATATTTCTTTACGACTAACGTTTTAGGTATTTCTACTTCTATCCATTCTCCATTGATAGTTGAGTTATTTGTTAATATTGTTTTGTTGTCACCTATATAATTTCCATCGTTCATTATGCTAACTGACAATTCATTCACATTTACATGAGGTACGTCAGTAAGTTGTTTTTGAACGTCATTGATTTTGGATTTGAAGTCTCGTTTTATCTTGTTTATTTTCTCGTCTATTTTTCGATTGTGCGTTGTTTTATTATTACGGTCATTTAAATACCTCTGGTATGCTGGCTTATCTAACGAATATACTTGGGTTGATAGCGCATTGTCTCCCCAACCACTACCCCTATCTGTACGTTTTACTATTAAATAATTCAATGTTCTTACACTAAATATATCATTATAACGATTACTTATAATACTAGATTCGGGTCGCATACTGGTATCTGTTAACGCAAACCATTTTGAGTGTTGGTCGTTATGATTGCCTATATGTATGTAGGTACGTTTACCCTCAGCATTTACTACGTGTGTACCTAGATCCCTGTCGCCCCATCCATTATTTTCGTCGAGTCGTTCAACCAACATATAGTTTTGGACGCGAGTAACGAACCTATCTCCATAACGATTACTAATTGTTGGGGATATTGCCTGCACACCATGTTGAGACAATTGAACTGGTTTAGTATTTCCACCAGAATTACCGATGTGTACGTTGCTTGTTTTTTTAAAGTCTGATGGTGATTTTGTTTCTATTCTTTTTTTTTGCTTATTATAAGTTTCTACCGTTTTATTCATTTCATTTTTTAAAGAAGTCATCTTACCACGCAGCCCATCTTTACGTTTCAGGTTGTCATTCAATAACGTTTTATTTATACCATCTTTCACAATTTCTCCTCTTGAATAATCCCCACGTGTTACTTTCCTATCCGTATAAAAATCATCTTTATAGGTTTGTATATTGTAATTACTCGTCCATTTTGTAGAAGACTTACCATCGGTTACATTCCGTACATTACTATTGGTACTACTGCTGGATGCTCGTAATGATACTTTATCAGATGGGAGAATAGTTACACTCACACCGGTATCTGATTTTTGCACGTTTTCAAACCATTTATTATCTGTATCTTTATTATTCATATTATTGTAATCTTATTCTTACAATAATAGTAGATTTTATACTTCTCTAAACCGATATATTAGAACCATTAGTCCTACAATGCCTATAGACAAGTTTGCGGTCTTGAATAATTCACGATTAAAGATTTTTTGGGAGTCGTCATATTTACCAACTGAACCGCTGTGGATTTGTTGTATATCAAGTATGGTGTCAGACAGATTTTTATTTTCACATAATTGTCTATCTAAACAATCCTTACGATTGTTACCAAATTCTTCTCCTTCACATGTACTTGGAACATATACCTTGTTTAATATCTCTTCACATCGGTCCTTTGTTGGCATATCCTTTGATTTTATCGCGTTCACATAAAAAAAATCCTTCATATCGTAACCGACTTCTACATTTAACTTGGACATAATGGTGCGTTATTATTAATATAGTATGATTTTATATTTTTACACACAAATACGATAATAATCGTATAATAATGCGGTAGAACTTTCGCGTTTAAACTTACAAACTTGTCCTGGGCGCATACACATGGCTAATGCTTGAGGATCAAATCGAGATATTTCGGGTAATTGTTTTGTACGGAGAATATTGTATTTCTTCTTCAACTCTTCTACTTCATTATTTCCTAAAATTTCGCATTTTGGCACGAAGGTGTGATTCAATATATTGTATTGAAGTCTATTAATGTTATGAATTACAACGAATATACCATCGCGATTATATAGGTATTTGATTTTGTTTATCGTTGTTTCATTTGGTTCATCTTCTATGATGATAATTAGTGTGTCATTTTTGGTGATGATATTGTCGATATTATAAATATCTTCTATGATATTGTCTAAATTCGCACGATTAATTTGTTTTGACGTTAAATAATACTTTACATACACTTTACGTTCATCCGTACTATGCTTTATGAGTAAATCTAACTGGTTGTTTGTATTCATCGCATCTATTTCATTAATACTAAAATCACTATGTTCCGTGATATCATAGCCAAGACCGTCTAATTGGTCTATCAATGTATTTCTGGATTTAAACAACTTTAAAATCCTGCTATTGGTTGTTGATGTATTGGTGCTTGACATTCTATTATATAAATAAGATTGATACTTTTATATAATATTATTCCATTTTCAATTTTTTATACCTTTCTAACAACTAAATTATCAAAATCCAGTTTCCCCGACTTGGTTGTATTTGAAGGTTCTATCTTATCCATCGCACTGTCATGTTCTATTGGTGGATTGAATGATACAATTTCTTCATCGCGATTGTTATTGTATGGAGAATTTGATATTACATTGTCGCTGGGAAGCGCATCATTGTCAGTTGAAAAGTCATTTCCATTATTAATTATTTTTATGTTAATTGGTGGAGGCGGATGAGTGGCAGTATCACCATATTTGACCGCACCCCCTTCAATCGAACTATCGGCAGATGGTGGGGGCGGGGGTGTGGTTGGACTCATTGACGATTCGTATCCATTTAATTTGTATATGTCTAAAGCTGTTACTAATTTTATAGTGTCGGGGTCTTTTAATCCGGGTGTATTTGTTTCTATTTTAAGAAAACGGTCACCAATATTAGTTATGTTCCATGCTCGACTAGGCATTTCATCACCTCTATAATGTACTTGCTCTCCAACTGTATATTCACGTGCTTGTTTAGATAGTTCGTTAAATTCGGGTTTTTCTGGTGTGGGTGTGGATGTTCCGTATATTTCTCGTTTTAATGAATCAGATATCCCATTGTTCGACGAGTCTCCGTTGGTTGATTGATACGGAGTTCCTGGAGCAATCTCTGGACTATTATCCTGTGTAGGGGAACCATATATCTCTCGTTTTAATGAATCAGATATACCACTGTTCTGTAAGTCCTGTCCTATTGGTTGATACGGAGACCCTTCGGCTAAATCAGGGCTTCCGGGAGGGAAATCAGGGCTTCCTGGAGGGAAATCAGGACTTCCGGGAGGGAAATCAGGACTTCCGGGAGGGAAATCAGGACTTCCTGGGGGGAGTGCTGGAGAATCTACTGGAATATCCTGAGCTACCTTAATTGATTCTATGTTTGATTTTGGCTTGTTAGTGGCATTGATATTGTATTTTGTGTTTCGTACTATGTCTTGAGGAGAGAAATCGGTAGTGAATGTTAATCGGTCAATATTATTTGAATAAGACATACTTTCTAATTGCTCTATATTGTCATCTGTAATCAATCGCATATGAACGTTCATAGTTTGTAATTCTTGTAGAAGCAATTTGAATGAATAAGGCACGTTTACCATACTGAAATTGCGTCCAAATTTACTTACTTGTTCTATGTGCTGTTCTTTTCCATCAAGCGAACCTGTAAATTTCAATGGTCCGTCTGCCATTGGGCTCATAAAAATATTCTTAGAAGGATTATAAACCGCCATCATACCGGTTGTGTTACAAACCGCAATATGGTACTTATCTGCTCTATCCATCATCGATTCGCGTAAGAATTCGCTCGCACCGTGGGAAATTACAACATCACGTTCCATTTCGCCTATACGAAGACCACCATCATTCGCACGTCCAGAAACGGGTTGACGCGTTAACTGTGTATTTGGACCACGAGCACGGTAATTCACCTTATCCTTTACCATATGTTTCAATCTCATATAATAATTGGGACCCATGAAGATTTCACTTTCTATCTGTTCTCCAGTCATACCATTATACAATAGTTCATTCCCACTTGAATGGTATCCTACATTTGACAACATCTCACCAAAGACCTTTATTTTCGAACCCTTGTTGTTAAACGCAGTACAATCCGTGAACCCACCATATATGGATGACGCTTTGCCTACTATGCATTCTACCAAATGTCCGATAGTCATACGAGATGGAATCGCGTGAGGGTTGATAATCATATCTGGGCGAACACCATCGCGTGTAAACGGCATGTCACTTTCAGGAATTACCAGACCGACAGTTCCTTTCTGTCCGGCACGAGACGCCATCTTGTCACCTAAATTAGGGATTCTGATTTCACGAACCCGAACCTTCGCAATACGACTTCCGGATTCTCCCTCTGTGATAAATGTTTTATCTACCGTACCCAATTGCCCTTTCTTTGGCGTTTTTGACATGTCTGATATTCTACTATCTTGTGAAGAACTCCTGCTAGTCATACCAATTAATACAGTTTTATCATTCAGTTCGGTGTTTTCACTAACAATACCATGTTTATCTAATTTACTATAATCGTAACCCGGTTTTGTTCCAACTACATCCATCTCAGATTCAATATTCGTAAATGTTTTTTCAGTAGTTTCTTCGCTTCCCTTGCTAATTTCCTCGTGAGTTTCGTAGGTTGTATAATAGGTAGTTTGAAACAACCCTCGCTTTAAAGCACCTTCATTGATTAAAATAGCATCTTCTACATTATATCCAGTATAACACATAATTGCTACAATCGTGTTTTCACCGTACGTGTTCTCTTCCTTGTTAATATAATCCAGGTAACGGGACTTTACCAAGGGAATCTGTCCGGAAGATAAGACTACGGCGGTTTTATCCATTCTTACTTGGAAATTCGTATGATACATAGAACATGCTTGTTTGCTTTGTCCGCATGAAAAAGAATTACGGGATGCTGGATTGTTTTCAGGGAAATTAATGATGTTCGCCATGGTACCGAATATTAAGGATTCATGTATTTCTAAGTGGGTGTGTTTGTCTTGATTGCTTGCTTCCAATTCTTCTTGATTGACCGCGATTAATGAATTTTCGGTTTCATTTGTATCGATGTAATCAATTATCGCTTTCTCTTCTAAGAAACGCTTTATACGAGATGGAGCAGTTTCTCCATTAATATTATCATACAATTCCGATAACTCATACATATTATAATCATTTGGGTTAAAATCCTTGATAGATTTTTTATTAAATCCAGAAACTAAATCATTCCAAGAGTAATCGCCCTCATCAAGGTGTTTTTTTACAATAGTTTTATCGAATGACATCTTGTTTGTTTCTGGGTCACGATAGAAAATAGGTCTACATATACGACCAGCGTCAGTATAAATAAATACCGTGTTTTGGGAAATTTGGAAAGAAACACTCGTATAAATGGGAATTAATCCATTACGTCTATACAAACGTATCTTTTCAACCGTTTCATTTGGAGTATTCACAATACCCGCCCATAAACCGTTTATAATCACCTTTGTCGTTTTTGCCAAAGCCATAGGAGTACATTCTTCCAACAGTTTCATTTCAGCTTTCTCACGTAACCATTTAATCATCGGTTCGCGTGAAACACCCTGTGTTATATAAGCAGTTATAGCCATATGTTTGTGAATACCAATATTACCACCATCAGGGGTATCAATTGGGTCAAACATACCCCATTGCGTACTATGAAGCACACGAGGACCAATTAGTTTAGCACTTGAATCGAGAGGTAGATTTGTTTTGCGCAGATGACTTAATGCGGAATTATAAGAAAGACGGTTTAAATCTTGTACTACGCCTATACGCTTTGTATGGGATTGTGCACCCCAATTTCCTTTAAACCCTTTACGGAATCCTTCTTCCACTAATTTATCGGAAAATACGCTTTTATAATTCTGCTCGATGAGTGCTTGTAGATTATCTTCATACATTGCCTTGTTAAATGTGATTTTTGACTCAAAATCCAAATGTATTTTGCGTAACTGCATGGTGTAATACTCACGGAATAAGTCATACATCAAGGAACCCACTAACTCAATGCGTTTGTATTTGAAATTATCGCGGTCAGTTGGCTCCTCTACACCGGTATACACCGATAATAAACGATGGGTAATATAACCCAGATAGTATGCTTTGTCTATGTAATTTGTTTCACCGACATGAGGTAACAAATAATCCGCCAATATTTCCTGTGCGTGTGAAATAGTCTTTCCTTTTGTTAGAGAGGCTATGTATTTCAACGCAGTACGTTGGGTAAGAATACCTCCACTATCGTGAACGGAAGGAATGAATAAATCTACCAAGTGTTCGTATTTTTCAATGTCTAACAAGCAAGATGTTATTATCTGTTTGTCCGAAATTACTCCGAGTGCACGGAAGACAATAAACAATGGGACCGGTTTTCTTACATTTGGAATATTTACAACAATGTTTTTAAAAGTAAATGATGGTGTAGGAGCGACGATTTTCACAGACAATGTTCGTATTGGTTTTGATACATTTTCAGAAACCGACCGTATTTCAGCCGAATATAAATAGCTATCATCACCCGACTTACGGATATAAAGCATATTGTCGCCAAATTTTTCTTGGGAAACAACCGTTTTCTCCTTACCATCTATAATAAAATATCCTCCATGGTCGTTACGACATTCACCCATTGTATAACGTACGTCCGCAGGTAATCCTGCTAACACACAATAGTCGGACTGGACCATAATCGGGAACCTTCCGAGTAACACTTTTTCAATTGTCGTTGTTCTGACCTGTTTATTTGAACCAACTAAAGACTTCTCGGTTAGTTCGCGAATTAATGCGGTCTCTTCGGTAGACATTTCTTGAGTCGTACGCTTAGCACGCCTTTTTGGTGCTCCACCTTCTATTTCATTCTCTGGTTTTGTAACCTTCGATTCATTTATATCCATATCTATATCTATATCCACAATATCAGTGTCTTCTTTAAAGTTCTTAAACGCGACCGCATCCTTGTATTGACCCCCTTTAAATAGTTCGTCGGGACCTACCAGAGTTGGCTCTTCTCCCTCGTCTAAAATGTCAGTATATTCTACTTCAATGTCATAATGGATTGTCATACCATATGTCATGTTTCGTAGTCGGGCTTCGTTTGGAAACATATAATGGGTATTATTATCATCGTATATTACTGGTTTTCCAAAATAGATTTTGTTACCCTCTTTGCCTCCAAAATACATAGTACATTGAGAACGATATTCTTTTAGTTTCTCGTCAAACTTGGTTCTTATACGCAATGGGTTCTTTTCTTTGAAAATTTGAAAAATACCATTCTTAAAAAAATCGTTATATGATTCGGTATGGTGTCTTACTAAACTTTGAGGATTGTCTTGAAAGTACTTATCCATTAATTTCCATACTGTGGAATTATCCATAACGAGGTTATATAAAATGGAAACATATATTTATACAGTTTGTTTACAATATTTTTAGTAATATTTTTAGAATTATTTTTAGAATTATTTTCTTTGTATAATCTATAACTATAATGGACGGCTTTCTTCAATCTATTTTTGGTCCCCTCAGCAAAGACTATTGTCTTTACTTCTACTTCCTTTCTATGTTAGGATTTTTCCTTCTTGCACTTTTAGTCGTGACTTCTCTTATGGTAGGTATCTCACAGCGCAAGGGACTTGATTTCTACTTCCAAATGGTAACTGTCGGTATCGGATATGCTATTTTCTATTTCCAAAATCGTCTTTTACATTCTATGTGCGTAGGAAGCGTATAAAGAAATATTTAGTATAAAATATATACACCATGGATATTTTATATTATAGTAATTATTGTACTCATTCTCAAAAAGTATTACAAACTCTCGTCAAGGGGAATCTAAGTGACAAATTAAGTTTTATATGTATTGATAAACGCCAAGTGGATAAACAAACGAACCAAACCTATATCCTTCTTGAAAATGGTGGGAAAGTGGTGTTGCCACCGAATATACATAGTGTACCCGCATTATTGTTGATTAAAGATAATTATCGTATTATCCATGGCGACGACATTATTAAATTTTTTCACAATGATATCAAACAACGGGCGAATGTCGCTACGAACTTCAATGGAGAACCGGTGTCATTTCATTTAGGAAACTCATCTGGAGGAACGAATATAATGTCCGAGCAGTACACTCTATATGATTTGTCGCCGGACGAATTAAGCGCAAAAGGTTCAGGTGGGAATAGACAAATGTATAATTATGTGTCCGCTGGGAATAGTATTAATTTAATACAAACTCCCGACGACACGTACAAACCAGATAAGGTGTCTACTGGAGTTACTGTAGATTCACTACAACAAAAAAGAATGGATGAAATTAGTGAAATTATGCCAAACAAACAACCCTTCGGACAACAAATTACAAACTAAAAAAAAATGATATAAATACTATGTTATTTTACTTTGTATATTACTATGGCTGATAAATCTACCATTAGTCGTGCATTTAACACTCATCTGTTGGAGTTTTTGGATGATATTATTCGTATATATCCCGAGAATCAAGATGTAACTAAGGCAAAGACTTCGTTTGAAACCATCAAAAAGGCGAATCCATCTTTAATTGTAAAAGCATGGTTTCAAAAGGTATATACCCCGTATCAACAGATTATTGATGCTGGGGACATATCTTTCTTTTTTGATAAGGATTACTCACAAGACCTTCAATCCGTATCTAATGCTGGCGAAATCATGAACATGATTGACAAGATTCGCGAACCCGTTCGAACCATGAATGATGAAAACAAAGACCATTGTATGAAGTACATTCAGAATCTTAGCAAATTATCTACTGTGTATTCCGCTATGTAAGGGAAGTGTTACTGATACAATAAACTTAACAATTCAGTTGGGTTTAATAAACTCAAATACGTCTTTACAGATGTCCGTGTAATCTTTTCTTTATTTTTCTTCTTCAAAGAAGGAATGTAAACATTATTGTGTAGGAAATGAATATAAGGTTTGTATTTTTCGGGGATTATTGGCTTGGTTTTGAAAACGAACTTATTCATGTAATGTTCGTGTAGAATAGTTATCAGTTTCTCATATTCATTATGCACTTTGTGACGACTGTCACGAGATTTACGATATATTTTATTGTATTCATATACTTTGTCGATGCGACGAAGACAGAAGTATTCATAGGTATGATATGGATTTATAGCACTCATAGTTTCACGGATTAATGTATCTGGGTTCAACATCTTTGTGCTACGTCCAGTATTTATATCCGTTACTAGGAAACCGTCTATGTCCTCTGGTATATTGTATAAACTGTTATAACAATAAATATTATACCTACGTGGGAAATAAATCAACCCTTCTATATCTCGTAGAAAACTGCTATTCTCATATTCCACGTTAGGTATGTATTTCACGGTATTGTCCTTTATCTCATATACAGACACTAAGTAAAATTTATCTATATTTGTAGGAAGGTTTCTATAATTTCTCTTTAAAATAAACGTGTAACATTGGGTTTTGGGTAGATATTCCAATATGGGAGTGCTATGTTGGTCGTTTATGTGAAAAACCGATTTCAATTTACTTATTATACTGGTCTTTGTCTCGTCCGCAGATGAGACAATCCTCCAAATATTACATCGATTATCATATAGCAATGTTACCATACTTCCTTTTATATATTCACTTACTTGGATATTGGGAGTTATCGTTGGATAATAACGCATGAAAGTATTGTATCCCAGCGCTTTCGGTGGCGAATAACTCAATAAACAATTTTCAGGGTATGAATAGATTACCATTCTATACAATCGGGTTTCCTCGTCATTGTAGCATAATACATCTTTGTCGTAGCGAAACGTATAATAATAATAATTATCGAAATCCACTATATTGCTTATTAAATTCTTATTCAACATATAGGGTACGTCCAAACGAACATCTGATAAGGGAGGACTTAGTTCCATGTCTAATAAAATTACATATGGAACAGTTTTTATCTATTTTGTTTACGAAATAACTTTTGTAAGTAATATAATTTAGATACATATTATATATTTTAGTATTATATTATAATGGAAACAACAAACGACACTGATACTATAATAGAAGAAACATCACTTAACAGAAACACAATTAACAGTGACCGTTCTATTCAATTAGAATTAGGAGATATTATTGAAATAATAGCACCGACGAATAATGACATTCATGAAACAACTGGATTAATCATGTATATCGATGACAATAAAGTTTCTATTATAAGCACGTCTACAGGTAAAACGCATATTTTAAATATTACTGATGACGGTTCATTAAGCGATGAATCTATTACTGAAATTCATTTACTTAATAGAAGTGATGAGAAGGGATATGCAAGACAGAATAATTTGCTACCTAAAACGTGGGTTGATATTCATTTTGGAGGTGAAATTCCGGCTATCATTACCGGTGAAATTACGAATCTAGAAGAGGACATGATTGAAATTACTACATTCCCCGAAATAAAAACAATCTACTTGAATTTTGGGTATAAGGGGCTTCCTCAAAATATTCCTATTGAACGAATTGTAATACGCACCAAGCCTGACTCCTTGAAGAATGTACCATCACTTGCTATCGTTCGCCAAGAATTAGAAGAAGGCGAAGAGTTCGAACCGGAAAACTTTCAACAAGAAGATACTGCCACCATGGAATTCACTGACACAGGAGACTCGGTTATTCAAGTCCCAGAAGATGGCAAATTTGATGAAAACGTCCGCGAAACACTTCATAACTTATACATTGACGCAAATTCTATAGTATTTGGGGAAAGTTTAGAAGCATTAGAACAGGTGGTCGAAATACCAGAATCAGAACGACGATATAGCGTGGAAGAACAAGTGAATGATATGGTGGATGAATTATTGTCGACTATTCCTAACAGCCAGCGTTCATTACGCGTTATGAATAATATTCACTTACTCATTGAACGATTCAAAGAACTAAGACACAAGTTCTCTAAGTTTGATAGCAATCAAAACATTTATGATACCAACACCAAAGGTACCTATTATAAACCTATCGTTGATAAACTTGTGAATATTGACGCACAACTTAAATGGTTAGTTCCCGTCGTCACCAATAAAAAATTTATTTGTTCTCAATCGACCGTCGAGACGGATGATGTAGTCATTAATAGTAATGATAGTGATTTACTGCGCTTACAGACGTTACAAGACAACTATTTTCATAGAAAAAATACCGACCAAACATTAACCTATACCGACCTAAATATTCGCACCTCCACACTATTAACACCTATTACAAAACCTGACAACGTTAACGATTACCTTTATAATCAAGATGTCCTCGGTAACATTGACGCAATTGTTGATAATTTCGGAGAGTTTAATTCCACAGTATTCGGCGACAAGAATATGCCCCTAGTTACCAAACAGTTTATTATTCAACGATACAATCTTGGTCTTTCCAATGTTGAAAAGGTAGACCTAAAAGCAGGGAAATCTATCTATGTGCGAAAACCTATGACTCAAAACGATAATATGACGATTAAGTCCCTTCTTATGATGCCTGAACCGGTCATTCGATTTTCAACCATTGATTTACCGAATACCAGTATTTTACAAAAATCCGCTCTACATGAGAACTATGTATCTATTTTACGGCTATTAAGAAAGAATAGGGAGATAATACCCCACGTGATTAATGACCTGTCGAAAGAACTTGATTATGAGAAGATGGAAGCTGAAACGAAAATGGGCTTTCTATCTGGTATACAAGAATTCATACTTGGGAATGAGGTCTCACAAGACACCTACGAGAACAATCGTTTTAAACAATTCTTAGAAGTCATCATACCTAAGACGCATTTCTTCATTAAAACAGTAAGAAAATACGTGAAGAATAAAATTTCTTTCTTGGGATTTGTAGAACAATTAGAACCCTTTGCTGTTTATTCAGAAGACATCAACTTTAAACAATATAGCCAAATTAAATTCCTTGTTCGAGAACGTATTCAAGAAATTAAGGAAAGTATCAACCAGAAAACAAAGAAATTTAATTACATTCGCAATGCCAACTACGAAAGCACACCCTTCAGCACGAACACTATTTTAAACCTTATTTCTACAAATAGCGATATGATGGAACCATTTTATCAAAATTATCATTTGTTATCCAAAGAGAAAGCTAGTAACAAACTTACACCACAAGAAATATTGCTTCACATCAATGACAGTGACAATAGTAGGTTATATACGAATTTAATGGTTTCCATCTTAATATCACTTATTACACCGGAAAATCTGAGTGATGCCATCAATCAACCGAATATAGATGAAATGACCGACAATGAACGAGTAAAAGCAGCGGATTGCACCAAACGTTTCTTAACTAAGAAATATACTTCTATGAAAGAGTTACAGATGGATAACAACAACGACGAGGTGTATTATGATACAGAACTTGACGATACACCTTATCATATTTTAAAGAAATATAAGGACGAGGAGAAGAAAATGCTGCCTGAATTGTTTCATGAATTTTTAGTTGAGAACCTTATCCATAAACATGACGCACAAGAGGATACCGCAAAAGAACTAGCCACTACTATGATTACAGGTAAGAAACTGGTATCTGACGGAGAGTACGCAATGCTGGAAATCAAACCAACCTTAAATGATGGTAGGAATATGGAATCATTGTCACCCAAAGAAAAGGAATCTGTAGAAATAGAACAGGATATACGTAAAAAAACTACCTACTATAAACGCGTTAAAGATAATTGGGTGAGCGATACGTCCATTGAAGAAGAAGCATTTATGGATACGAACACCTTATTCTGTAATATCAGTCGCGATTGTTACAAAAACCAGAACAATAGTGTGTGTGAAACAACCGAACAAGCCAAACGTAGATTCCAACATAACACGCGCGACAAATTACTTAATGAATTTGACAAGAGGTATGAAATCTCGGTTGATGAACTTGAAAAGAAACTAGAAGATAACATCGCATACCATTTGAAAATGCTTAATAAATCACGCATATTAAAAGACATTCAAATGTATAAAGCGAACAATCTCGCCTATACGATTGGTACGTTGGCAAGCGACAATGAAGTCATTATGTCACCACATTTACAATTACGTGACCTCATATTGGGACAGGACAATTTTACTAAGAAACAACAAGACCTTCTTATTTTCGTACGGAAATACTGCCGTTCCCCCCTTGTAACAGAACTTAACGAACATCATGCATGGTTATATTGTAAAGACACCAATACAAAACTACTTCCGATTTCCCTTTCCGAATTAGCCAATGAATTTATAAATGGCGGTGAGTATAATAAAAAATTAGAAGAATTATGCCATTCGAATGGTATGCTGAGCGATGATGGCGACTCCATTGTTGATAAATACAGCGGGTTCGTCCTACGCAAAATAGATTTCAGCAGCGAAGAGGGATTTGATGAAAGTGGATTCCGGATTACATCAAACGATATTATGGAAAAAGATTTGGGGTCGGTTGTTCTCGAATCGCTTGGTAAGAAAAAAAAGAGGGTATTTGAGAATAAACTGTCAGAAACTATTTACAATGTTTTCTCCGCCATTTCTTCTAACATTGATATTAATGTTGACACGATTGAAGAATTTGTCATGAGAACATCCTCCGAAATCATTGACAAAAGTATTATGAAGGAAGAAGCATACAATAGAAAATCCAAAAAATTAGAAAAGGATAAAGGGAAGTCATTGGGACCTTACCAGAAATACTATAATGAAACGGTCATAGTTATTATCTCCTCCGTATTACTTGTCGCGATTCAAACCGCAACACCCTCATTCAAACCAAAGAAAACGTTCCCTGGATGTGTTCGTTCCTTTGGAGGATTCCCTATGAGTGGGATTGAGGATACCACGGGCATTAAATATATCGCATGTGTTCTTTATAAAATTAAAAGTCAAATCTCTCCATGGGACGCTATTAAACAATATAAACAGGACAATCTCGCAAAACGTATTCATAGTATGATTGAGCTACATATTTTAAAACGTAATGACATTTCGGATTTGTATGTCAAAAAACGCGAATATACTCTTCTGAATCCCGATATTGTTCTCCCCGAAGAACATAATATTGAGAAATGGAAACATTTCATGCCACCCGTCGTTAAATTCTCGATTGTTAACTCTCTCAGAAATGTTAGCAATGAATTTAAAAAGGACTTTATTGAATTATTACGGTTCGGTAAACCAGAACAATACAAATCTATTTCGGTTTTGAAAAGTAGGATTACGCAATTCGGGTATGGAATTATTGAATATATTAATCATATTGTAAGAAATAAAGACCAACTCCTCAAAACGTCTTCTCAAATACCGTTCTTGGAAAATGCATGCTGTAATGAAAACAATCTTACAAATCCTATCGCATACTTTAACCAAGAAGACGAAAATATTCTAGTGGGTATCAAAACGGTAAAACAACTATCGGCTATTGTAAATGACCTTACTACATTAACCAAGGCTCCGTCACTATACCATCAACCATTTACTGGTATTGTATATCCGGTTGTTTCCAGTGGAGATATGGAAGAGTTAATATATTCTACGGTTATTCATTACTGTAATTTTGACAGAAATTTACCGGTTCCAGATATATATAAATCCGTGTGCTCCGAACGCCCAGATGGATACAATCCTTCGTGGAAAATCGCAGACAAAATCGAGTTTCTCAAACGCAATGGGAAAAAATACACAGAAAGTGATTTACATAAATTAATGAAACTCGTATACCAACAAAATCTTATTCATATTGACAATCAAACCGAACATAATCAGGTAAATGTATTGAAAGACGTTATCGCACATCTCGAACTAACCAATTCAACTGTTATCGAAGCACCATTACGCAAACATATGTTGAATGTTCTCAATAAATACAATCCAAAGGTTATGACTAGCGATAAATGTGCCGAGTTGAAAACGTTAAATAAATACTTAACTACTACAAATACTCGATTATACAAAGAAATCGTTACGTTCATAGATAAACATGGCAATCTTGGAGAAACGGATATGACTAAGTTTGAGACGTTTTTGATGAATATCACCACCTGGTCTATCGACCAAAACATCACCGATACAAATGGATTCTCAGACCCAGGACTCTATTCAGTCATTCAATTCATACAAAATGCGTCGTTCTCTATTGGAAGAACTTATCCATCCGCACTATTACATGAAAATCCGTTTTATTACAAAGTTCCAGAACATTGGGGAATTAGCGACAACCACGCAACTGATGTTTCCAAATTCATCGAAAAATACTATGAGAAGCTCCACGCATTTAAATCTGATAAAATCCTTATGCGACTGTTAATGGATGTAGGAAAACGTCTATCTACTCTTACCATGTTTATGGAAAACATACCCTTTCAAACCGAACTAGTAAAGGAGGTTGACGAAACACGACAATCTTTCCATTGTATGTTTGATAAACAAACCATGTACCGCATTTACACCTATTGTTTCTATTCCATCATTTATGAATACATTGTCCTTTCGAATGACCCGGACCTGCTAATTGCTGATATTCAAACTAACAAATTAACTCGACGCCAAGATATTGTAAATGACACTATTGTTTCAGAACAACTACAAACGGAAGTGAATGATATAGATGAAAACATGACCGAAGAGCAAAACAATTTAGAGGAGATACAAATTGTTACTGGCAACTTATTGGAGTTGAAAGAACGTGTTGCTTCCCTATTAATCACCTTTATTGGAGTGGAACAAGAAAATAAACTTGCTTTAGACATTACATATGATACTATTATGGAAAAGGTAAATCGCTCTAAGGATAAGGAAAAACAAGGCATTATTTCTTATTTGGGAAATATGAGTATTGAAGAACGTAAAATAGAAGACATGTTTAAAAAACATAAACTAGAACGATGGAATATAGGACAACAAAAAGGTATCTTCCAATACGACAAAACTACCTACGACCGGGAACGAAATGAATTAGTAGAACAATCCGAAAACACGGGAGAACAAAACTTGGATTCCGTGGATATATATGACATCGAACAGCGGGACGAATACGACCCAGGAGACGATTATAATCGCGACACTTACGACTTTCAAGACCTAGGGGAAAATTACATGGACGGGGATTTTTACCCGGAAGACAGAGATGAAGATGATTTTCCAGAAGATTAGCCGTTTTTATTCGTAAATTTTTTATATTGATATTGTAAATAATCACACATATCAATATAATGAAAGGATTTGTACGATACCATAAACTGAGTATTGCTATTATCATTTTTCTCATCTTGTTCTCTATTATTCATATGACGAAACCTACTATGTTATACAATGATGATGGTTCATTTAGACAATTTGGCGTGGGGTATAGACACAAAACGGTTATCCCGATTTGGAGTGTTTCTATCGTTATCGCTATTTTCTCTTATTTGTTTGTCATGTACTATTTAGCGTTCTTGTAATCAAATTTTCATCCATTTTTATTGTATACAGAATAATAATGGACGAGGCTACATTAATCGAACCTTCGGTTAAAAATTACCTATTTAACACTCTCAAAAACTGCCATTCAAAACGAGTAGATGTGTATTTTTATGTCCTCAATATTGGGGTTCTCGTTATATTCGGATCACTTGTAATTGCTACGTTGTATTACTGTTATACACAAAAACCGAATGAGTATGATAGACAACAAAAACTGATAAAAGACCAAGAATACGTAATGTCGAAGATTCGATATTATCAAGACCAAAGGAAAACTAACGAAGAAACACAGTTTTCTAGTATTTCTAATTTACCTTTCATATCCGGATAATATACAATTTTATTATGTGCATATTCTATAAATTAGGATGAGTATTACAAATCAACAGCGAGAACATATTATTATGGAGAAAAATACCGCCCAATCGCGACTATTAGATATTTTAGAGAACCTAACCAGACAATCCACACATTTAACAATACAAGAACAATTACATGGTGATATTGATTTATTACCACTCAGGGAACTGGGATTCGGGTTAGTTGAGTCTATACGGTTTGGTAAAGGCGAAATTACCAACATATCGAATGTACCTAAGGGCATCACCTCTCTCGAATGTACCGACAATCTTCTCAAAACACTTGAAAATTTACCTAGTTCTCTAACCTCTATTAATGTTTCGGGAAATATGATAGACTCTGTTAATTTGTCAAATGTAAACAATCTTAAAACACTTATCATTTCACACAATAAACTTACATTGTTAGAGAACCTTCCACCCAGTCTAGAAGAGCTATTTTGTGAATTTAATCAACTACACACTTTAAACTTACAAGATTTACACAAACTACATACTCTTAATATTTCCAACAATAAAATTACACTCATTGAGAACCTTGACACAAACACCAATTTAATATACGATAATAACCCCAGTATAGAGTTCCGAAATTCCGAAGTAGACCAGTTAGGAGGAGATGACAAGGACGAGAATGATGACGGAGACAGTACCAACTATACCGACGCACTTAACTTGTATTTTCGTATGAAAAGCGAATATGAGTCCAACATACATAACAAAAAGAAACAAATATATAAAAAAGAACCTAACCGTAAAATAGCAAAACGACTTATTCAACAATATGCTCCTGAGTGTATTAAATGCAAACGTAAGGTTGGCACCATTTTCACTAAAGATGAAAATGTATACAAGGCTATGTGTGGAGATACGCAAAACCCGTGTAATCTTAATGTTGAAATTTTCACCGGATTTTTATTGAATTTTGGAGAGATGTTTGATACTACAAAGGAGGAATTCGAGAAAACACGCGAAATGATTGACATGGAAAAACTCAATGATTTGTTTGATTACGTATCGGGGGGTGAGAACGTGGATTTATACAAGAAATCTCTTGAATTATATACCGAGAACGAGGACTCATATAAATCATATCTTGACAAATACAACGACACGTATAATAACAAAGATACTATCCAAAGCATAATCGCTTCCCAAGAAAAACTATTCGACTACATTGAAAAAAGCAAACAACTTATGGACGAATACAAAAAAACGAATAATAGGGAGTTTCTAAAGACAGCAATGGACTTACGTGTAAACGAGATTCAACGCGAATTATCTACTATAAGGCGTCTGAAATACGGGATTATGGAAGTAATAACACCTCCAACGAAAAACGCATTCCCAGTACATACTTTATACCAAAATACAGTTTCTTTAGATAAACTTGACTATTCTTCCATGGAACAGCGTCGAGTTATCAGTTTTACTGTTTAATTTGTTTCATAGCAGTAAGACCACTATGAAACAAATAGAAGAATTAACAATCATTATAATTTGATACACCGTCCCATACTACACCATGTTCTTTAGACCATGTCTGTTTAGCACATATCTCTTGACCGCTTGCTTTCCAACCATCGTGAGAGAAGTCAATTACGTTTTGTCCTTCCTCGAAACCGATTGTTGTTTTCACGCTGTCGGATAATAGACCTCCTTCATACAAAGAACCCATGTTTTTATCGCCATCTTTGGGGATTTTACATTTTTTATCCGCATCTACTTCCCAATAATCAGGGCAGGTTGTACTTTGCGGAGGATATACAGTTGTACCTTCGCCATATGTCATTATTACACCTACATATGTAAGTACTAGAATTAATGCAATTACCGCGACTATTAAAACCGTCATGTAAAAATTATCCATTTTATATACTATTTCTATATATTTTGTTTGGGACACTCACTAAATATATTTAGTGAGTTGATGAGTTGATGAGTTGGTTCTCAATGCCGTTTATCTATCAATGAAAATATATATCAATTATATAAATACACTATGAATTATAATTCGACTCCTGATAGTATCATTAAAGTTGATAAAATTATTAATGCCGAAAGATACAATGGTCGGGTAAATATCGCAGAACCTCCGTCGCCTGATGCCGTTTTCAAAATGCAAGAAAAAATTGCGGTCAAGAATAAATCGACTGAATATCGTGAAGCTCTTGGGGGAGACCTTGAATCCAATGTTCTCGCACAAGTCTATTTTTCTTCTGGTAATATTCAAATTATACAAAACGCACTCAGAGCGGGTGTTTATAAAGCATCGCAAAACAAATTTATTATTGCACCTCAAAATATAGATACCCTCAAAATTATTATGCGTAGTATTTACTTACAGCATGCCGAACATAGAGAAGACGATATTACCGGTCAAGTTGAACGTCTCAATGAGCTTGTTCTAGACTATGCTATACCTTCAGTATATAGTTCGACTGTTAGTTACATGAAATACTGCCAAGACCAAAGTACTCTTGTTGTTCCACTTGAATTACCGCGCAATCACGACCGCGATTTCAAGCAACTGGAACAGAAGAATTTCATGTAAATTTACAAAATGTAATTTGTTGTATTCATATTACATTTTATGTGGTAGTTATTGTGTCCTTATCTATTATCGTCTCTTTCAATATATTATTGATTATCTTCTTTTCAAATCTCTCGCTTTCTTCTCTGCCATATCCACCTAACGATGCCTTGGAATATTCAAAGAATTTATTGCATTCTGGGGTATCTAATATGTCATATTTTGGGTTTTCGGCTATCCAAGGGTGGACTTGGGCTTTGTTCTTATTTGCTACTATACGAACTGCCTTTCTTAAATGTTTTTTCGTTTCATCTTCCTTCGCCCATACATCAGAATCTTTTACATAGACGGTTTCTCGTTTCAAGTCCGTACAATGAATGGGTCGCACATGCGGATGCATTTCACGGATACGTTCTAACATAATGTCTGATATACCCCTCACGTACCCTACTTCCCCAGTTTTGATAAAATCATCCATAGTTAGTTCGATTGACTGGATGAAATCGTTTAGATTTATAGCATCTTTACACGTCTCATTCAAAAACACATTCAGGTTGAACTTGTTATTGTTCATTGTATTGTTGATTGTGTTGTTTGTTGTATTTCCTGCGTTCTTTGATAGCTCTATAATTGTATCTTGTTGTTCCGTCATTCGTTTATGTTGCTCTATCATCAATTCCTTGAATTCTTGATTCTGTTTAAGTAACTCTATTACCAAGGAGGAATCCAATGGGGGTGCTGGAGTTTGTTCTTGCACTACTCCTTTACACTTCTGTTTGTGGTTCCATAATGAAGATGCGTGTTTAAATATTTTTTTACAATCACATTGATATATTTTAGAACTTGTATGAACTACTATATTCGTATTTGTTCGTAATTTATGTTTTGATGTGGCTAAATGTCTATCATATTGACTTTTACGGCACGTAGTATACTCACATATTTTACATTCATAATTCGATGAACTAACCGAACTTAAATTATTCGTCATTTTCGTATATTATACGAAGATAAAAAGTTCCTAAACATCCTCCACATTAATATACCTAAAAATTTACGCTAATAAATTTTTCACCATAAATTATAAAATTACTGCAATCCCATCACAAATGCGTTTTTGGAAAAGTAGTAATACGAAACTATCTCCACCAATTTCATTTTGGACATTTTTAAAATGTCCTTTTTTGAAAATCGTTGCCATTTCTTTTTTGTACTTTTTAGCGTAAACTATTTAATTTAAGAATTAGTATTAATAGTAGTATGTGTTCCAATAATATTGGATAACTCTATAATTGTATCTTGCTGTTCCGTCATTCGTTTATGTTGCTCTATCATCAATTCCTTGAATTCTTGATTCTGTTTAAGTAACTCTATTACCAAGGAGGAATCCAATGGGGGTGCTGGAGTTTGTTCTTGCACTACTCCTTTACACTTCTGTTTGTGGCGATACAAATTCTGTCTACAACTGTATTCTTTACCACATTCACATGTATAATCATGTGTACCTAACCGTAGTCCATTTGTAATCAATATATGTTTTCGTGTATTTAAATGACGGTCATATTGCGATTTACGGCTGGTTACATAGTCACATAATTCACATTTATATTTACATGTATTATTTATAGTAGTCATTGGTAGTCTATATAAAGGACTACATATAATGTTCCTAAACATCCTCCGCATTAATATACCTAAAATTTACGCTAATAAAAATTTCACCATAAATTACAAAATTACTGCAATCCCCTCATAAATGCTTTTTTGGAAAAGTAGTAATACGAAACTATCTCCACCAATTTCATTTTGGACATTTTTAAAATGTCCTTTTTTGAAAATCGTTGCCATTTCTTTTTTCAACTTTTCAATAATTATAATTAGAATTAGAATTAGAATTCCACAGCCTGAATGAGGAACCAACTGGATATGCGACAGGTCAATAAGAAAGACGTATGTGGTTTTCTATAAAATTGAATGACGAATCCACTGAATACTTTATTGTATCAAACAAAGAAAATCGTGAGGAGAACACAATGATTGCTATTACCCAGGAGAATATTCAGGAGGCGGTTAAGGAATGGTGTAGGTCTCCAATGGAAGCAACGGAAAAATATGGAGATATTAGTAATTGGGACGTTTCCAAGGTGACCAATATGAGTGGTATGTTCAGTTCTGCTAAGTCATTCAATGGAGACATCAGTAAATGGGACGTTTCCAATGTGACCTATATGAGTTATATGTTCTGGGGTGCTTACTCATTCAATGGAGACATCAGTAGGTGGGACGTTTCCAAGGTGACCAATATGGCAAGTATGTTCTGGAATGCTAAGTCATTCAATGGAGACATCAGTAAATGGGACGTTTCCAAGGTGACCACTATGAGTTATATGTTCGTGGGTGCTTACTCATTCAATGGAGACATCAGTAGGTGGGACGTTTCCAAGGTGACCACTATGCGTTTTATGTTCTTGTGTGCTTCGTCATTCAATGGAGACCTTAGTAACTGGAACGTTTCCAAGGTGACCAATATGAGTGGTATGTTCCGTTCTGCTAAGTCATTCAATGGAGACCTTAGTAAATGGGACGTTTCCAAGGTGACCAATATGGCAAGTATGTTCTATGATGCTTACTCATTCAATGGAGACCTTAGTAACTGGGACGTTTCCAACGTGACCATTATGCATGAGATGTTCTGGGAGGCTAAGTCATACAAAGGAGACAATATTAACACTCTTCGCAAGAAAGCCGCGAACTGGAACCGAAGAAAGAATGCACTCATAGCACTACAAGATGTAAAAACCAGCCGTGTTTTGTCGTTG